CGGCTTTTTGCCAGGGTGCATGTTTTTCTCATGCGCTTTAACTGCTGCTTTGCCTTCCATCATAGGCTCCTATGTGACGTTCACAGTAACAGTGCCCAGCGTGATGCCCAGCACAAGATTGTTTGGTGTTAGTCCTGTGTCGTAGGATCTTGCCCCACCTACAGGCGCCCATCCCCACTGAATAATTCTACTACCTCCAGAGGGATCTCCGCTACCTAATTGCGTCGTCGTTGTATTGATCTGCAACCCATTTAAACCTGCAACACGATATGTCGTATCAGGACGGGGGTTACGCAACGCCTGTGGGTCATCCACAGGATACATACCAAGCTGCAACTGCGGTTGATCGGGTTCCCAACACGTAGGACAGACTAAGATATTAACGTTCTTAGTCTTAATAACAAGCTGCCTAAGCTCTTTTAGTTTGTACCGAAAGCCACACCTATCGCACTGCGATATGGCCCACTTACCTGATGCAAACCGATTAGGCATATCAGTAGAACAACTGCCGTGGTGCTATTCGCAAGGGTGCTTTCTCGCGGTCTTCATCTAGTGCAAGCATTAATTGCTCGTCGTACATCTGTTTAAGCATGGGGGTGCGCTGAGCTGTTTCGGGGCTTTTTAACGAAATATAGTACGCAAGCCCTGCTACCATGCAGTTGAGTAAACGAAACGGAATATCTTGAACATTTACCCCGATACCTGCGTCCTGCATACGTCGTAGTCGCCAGTACACAAAGGTGTAGTAGTTGTCTTGGTCTGGTGCAGGCCATACATTGATCGAAGGTAAATTTTGAAGTGTTATCGCTGCCCCAGTCGTATGCGACGCTGCGGTGGTGTTGTTTGACCCACGAACGCAGTAAATAAGATCATTACCACTAACTGCTGAGTAGGCAATTGTCTCGCTATCTATCTTGATAAACCCAGCAGAAGGTAAATTTGCAGTGCTTGATACCGTTATCGTTGTAACGCTAGAGTTAATAGTTCCATTTAACGTAACGCTCGTGGTGTTGTACTGACCGGTCTGTCTGTTAATCCAAACTTGAATGGGTCTACCTTGAGCATTTTTGTTCGGTATGGTGGCGTAAGTATCGACTGAGATACGGCTGATATTAATGTCTGTCTGAGGTATGCCTGACTGTGTACGTACAACCTGCTCGATGAGATCTACTGTATCTACAGGAAGCGGATAAATGATATTTGCAGTTGTTAACGAGATCTGACCCTGCTCAATCGTCCACAGGTTAATGCCTCGGTTAGCCCACTCAGTAAGCATGAAGTTAAGAGAACGCCTAGCCGTACGGTGTTCGTACCCAGTACGCACCTCAATACCGCACCGATCATAAGCCTCTTCAATCAGCTCATTGAGATCTGGGTTAAATGCAACGGTGCCTGATGTAGTCACTTCATCCCTCGAAGCGTTTTAGCAAGTCTAGCTCTTTGCCCAAGTTTGCCCGGAGCCTTAGTAGCTTTATCAAGCATTTTCGCAGGAATCGGCTTTTTACCTTTAATACCAAGCTGTTCACGAAGTGCTCCCGGTTTAGAGATTGCCTTCTGAATCCATTTCTCAGCCATTATCGGTACCTCGCGGTCTTAGCAGCAACGCCTTTTGGTTGCTTGACGAATTGCTTTCCCGAGCGTTTTCCAGCGCGTTTAGCTCTTGTTGTCGCAGCGTACTCAGCAGGTGTAAGAGCATTGATTGCCGCCTCTGGGAGATACCGCTCGCCAGTTGCTTTTGAACCCTGTGTGCTAGGTTTGCCACTCTTGGTTCTCCATTTCTGGTTAGTCCAATTCTTCAAACTCTGCTGAGGCGCTTTCAATCTCGATAACCCCCGCCCCGCTGCTTGTACTTCATGGCAAGCATTTGGGCTTTACGAGCTGACCACTGCCCTGGCGACCCACCTTTACCACCAGCTTTAATGCTGTTGAACAATGCTTTACGCATCCCTGGCTTGGTGTAATTGCCAGCTTCATTCACACGAGACTCGCCACCTTTAGAAAACGCCGTGAAATCGGTGTCATCCCGCCGAGCTTTAGTAACCGGCTTGGGCATCTTGGAGGCGCGGATCGCCCCCATCCCGCGTGAGGCCATCATCTCAGCACTTCCCGCCGCCAGCCATTCTTACTTGCATAGCACGGGTCTTACCTTTTTTGGCAATACCATCAGCAGATTTATGTCCAGCAGCAAGACCGCCACCCGCGTAGGCTTTGGCTTTACCACCTTTCTTCATACCTGCTTCGGCCATTTCATGCTTAATCATGGACTTGGGAGCGCCCTTTTTCTTCATGAAACCAACTTCTTTAGCCATCATTGCTTTCGATTCTTTCATGTCACCACCTCTTGAAAATTTCCGACCTTCGTCGGCTTTAACAAAGTCTTTACCTACAGACTGGGGAATACCTACTTTCTTTGCAAACTTAGGGTTGTTTGCCACCGCTGCCATCAGGTTGTGTTGCTTGCGGCTCGTCGATGGCATCATTACCCCTTTTTAGCGAGGGCATCAATCTTTGCTTCAAGCCGTTCAAAGCCTGTATCAAAGCGTTCCATAATCTTTTCAAGGTCTGCACGAACCTCTGCACGAGTGATGTGATCACGAGCGATTTCCTCCCTCGTTTTGTTGAGCAGAATCTGGATACGTTTCTGCTCGTCTGATGCGTTTTTAAGCATCAACATGACCAAGGCCACGAAGAATGATGTGACTAAATTCCAAACTAAGACCCCAGTATCCATTTAACACTTCCACGCCCTTAGTGATTTGTTAATACGACTGTTTGGATCGTTGGCCGTTTTAGAACTCGTAAGCTTCTTCTTCATGCCACTCATACGCGCACAAAAAGATTTCTTACGAGCACCGCCTTCTGGTTGCGGGGGCTTAAGCCCAGGTTTCCCCGGATTAGCTGCGTTATAAGAAGCTCGACCCTTGGCGTTCAAACCACCTTTTGGGTTTTTGCCTTCCTTGCGCTGCCATGCAGGTGACTTAGCCATAGATCAACGTAATTGAAGTAGTGTTAGTGACGGTGCCATGAAGTCCTACAGAAGCAAGAATTCCTTCACCGGGGATCAAAAACATACTATTACCTGTCGTGGTATTTGCAGGTGTGTTGAAGGTAATTAGGATCGGCCCCGTAGCGCTACCGTCACGAATAACGACAGACCCCGCAGTTGAACCATTTACTGCGTAAATTGACTTGATCCTTGCGCGTGGAACCGCTAAGCCATTCTGGTTTAAAAAGTTGCCAGTAGACGTTAGCGGTTGGGTCGCAAAGACATCATATTGCATGGATGCCATGCGGACCTCCTATTAGGACGCAGTGGTTATAGCAATCCAAGTACTTGAGCCGCGAACATAGATACGGTCATTTGTAGTGGTGCCGTCGGTACGTAAATACAGCGAGCCTTGAGCTGCCGATATACTAGGAGCACCAGAACCAACGTAAATACCTAAGTTAGCGGTTGAAGACATTGCAAAAGAAAGCATACCGCCAGCCGTAGGTGCAGTGCCGCTATCCGCCGTTACATTACCGGTTGCGCTAACAGTTGTTGCAGTGACTGAGCCAGTCACATTACCTACGAACCCATTGTCAGAAATGACTGGGCCGCTAAAGGTTGTATTCGCCATTAGATCCTCACATGCGATATCGGTGTATTAGTCTGCATGTCGTCAGCCGGGACTGTCTAATACACCGGGCTAACCCCGGAATACAGCTAGTATAAATAAAAAAGGGGGTTTTGCAACCCCCTTCTTCGTACCGTTTAGGCTCCGGGCGAACCGAACATCCCAAGCGGATCAGACCAACCAAACGAATAACGCTCGCGGCTCTTATACCGAACGTTTCCGGTGTCGAAGTCTCCATCCATTCCCTGTGTCAAAGGTGCACGGACAAAGTGCTTCATACCGTTGGGTACGTCAGTTGTAAGGAACCAAGCATCCGTATCAGTCAAGAAGTGGTTAATGGCGTAACCCTCGGGGATCGAACCATTATTCTTCAAGGCGTTGATCGTGTTGTCTGCCGTGTCAACGCGAAGTTCCGTTTCCAGAATACGAGTTGCAACGAACTGCAATGCAGACGGGATGATCAGTTTCTTGGGCTTAGCTGCAATCAACAGGCCACGTTCGTCAGTCCATGCTGCAATCTGAATAACCGCTGCTTCCAACGATGTTTCAGAAAGGTCAGCCGCAACTGCTGGCGTGTTGCTGTTGGTGCCACCAGAAACCAACGGATGTGCTGTCGAGAACAAAGCAACTCCATCACCACCCGTGTAGGTAGCACTGAAGCCATTGTTCAGAACCGCAGCAGCTTTGGTCTGCTTGGTATATGCCATAGCGCGAGCCAAGGCTTTGGTATAGCGATTAGCCAGACTGTCGTACAGGTTGTCCTCGATAGCCTCTTCGGTCAGCGAGAATCCCAGAGCGATAGTCTCATGGACGTAACGAGCGGTCCAAGCTTCTTGCGCGTTATCGTAGGCCATCGCGCTGCCTTCGTTCTTCACCGGAGCGGCGGAGAAGCCAGACAGTTTGGTTTCCTCTTCAAACGAACGCTCGGAAGTCTCGGTCTCGTAGATTTCCTTGTGCTCTTCGCCATAGCGAGCGTACTCAAGACCAAACAATGCGTTCAGTCCGGGGAGAAGCTCTTTCAGTAGTTGTGCGCGTGAAATAGCCATTTATGTTCCCCTTTACGCAGTTGCCGTAGCGTAGTAGTACTCGTGCTGACCGTGGTTCAGTTTCACGAGAATCTCGGGATACTGATTAAATACCAACGTTGCACTAGCCGCAAAAGCCGTAGACGGAGCTTGGTTCAAAACGAACGAAGTCGCACCAGCAGAAGCAGCCGTATCTACAAACGAACCGGACGGAATGTAATTACCACTTGAATCCAACGAACCTACATCAGTACCCACGGGCAGTGCGAAAGGCAATGCCGAGCAGGTAACCGTAGCAGTAGAAATACTGGAATAAGTAGCACTGCCAAGAGAAACAGCAGTTTCTGGCACCAAACCAAGAACACGCAAGGGCAACGCATCGGTTGTCGCAGGAGTGTCATTAGGTGCGAGTACAGCATTCTTGGAATCACCAGTAAGCGTACTTCCGGTGTTGTTGATCATTGCCAAGTTCTGGCCGATCATGGCGCGAGCGCCCGAAGCAACAGCGGTAGTAGCCGAGCAAACGACTGCTTTAAAGACCGTATCAGGGTCATCACAGACGATTGCAACAGCGTCCCCAGCAGCGGTACTGGCAGGCCAGTATTGCGACCAAGTCTTCTGTTTGGTGGTGGGGTTGGTGTAGGAGCAGCCCAGGAAAATGCCAACCAGAGTACCAAGGGTACCTGTCGAAACGGAAATACGCTCCAAATTACCACGGACGAGAGCTACGCAATCGCCATAGAAAATATTGGTACTGTACCCGTTTGCAATAGCATATTCACGAGTCGAACCCGCAAACACCTGTCCGCCGATCAAATTGATCGGCTTTAGCCCATAAGGGGCGTCTACAACAGGATAAGCCATTTTTGACCTCGTTTAAGTTAAGTTCCTCTACCGAACGACACTTTGGATCGCTTCTCCGCAAAGAGTGGCATCCGAGCATCGCTCTCTCTCATAAAGCTGTTGTCTACAGCATCCATGTTGGCTTTGGCAACATCACTGAAGTGTTTAGTGCGTTGTTTTACAAACTCTTCAGGCATTTTGCAGAGCAACAATCCGTCGATCTCGATATTGTCTTTGAACCGACTGTTTTCGTCGCGCATAAACATAAGGTTTGGCTGCTCTTCAATCCTTACCGGCTCCCATCCCTCTCTGAGTTTGGCAGAGATATTCTTGGGGTCAGCCTTGCCAAGCGAAGATACGCGCACCCAGCGGGGTACATATCCAGGCATTGGATCAACTTCAGGTAGGACATCAGCACGCTTCCACTGTTTAGGACGCGCAGACTTCTCGCGGTTCTCAACTTCTCTGGATAAACGATTTTCAGCCATTTGCTCGCTCCAATTTCATTTGTTCCTTCACATACTGCTCAGGAGTTATTCCCATCTTCTTGATGACGTTAAGTTGGGATTGACTAAGTTTGACTTTTTTGGAAGTCGTACTACGAGAAACGGGAGCTACAACAGTAGCTGGTCTTTCTGTACGTGCTGGAGTTGATTTTGTCTCAGGCTCAGCAGGTTCGTCGCCCCATTCATACTCGGGGAATCTTTTACGCATCGTCTTATCGACGATTTCCCAGTACTCATCAGACCCTTCAAATGCTGCACCGCGTTCCCTAAGCAGTTTGTTGTTTAGGCCAAGTGCGGCAGCAGTCATCTCATCATCTGACCCAAACCACGTATTTTGTCTACGCCATGAATCAGTTTTAGGATCTAATCTCGGAGCCTGGGGCTGCGTATTAGGTAAATTTACTTCAGTTTCTTGCGATTGTACAGGGGGTTTGTATCCTTTTAACCGCTCAAGTTTATAAGATGCTTCAGTTAACTGCTTCTGGGCTTCTAATAACTTATCAGAATCACCCGCTTCATAAGCCTCTTTATAAGCTTTTTCAGCGTTTTTAAGCTCTAATTCCACAGCATTTTTAGCTGTATTAACTAAATGTCCTTCGTTTTCAGTTACTTTAGAACGTAGCGTTTTAATCTCGTTTTGTAACTGCTGCGCCATTTCTATCGCAGTCTGCTGCTCACGTAACGCACGTTCTTTCTCACGACGCTCGTCGTGCCAAACCTTCTTCATCTGCTTGAGGCGAGTTTTGACTTTCTCGGAATACTCTTCGAGTTCGTCTTCCTCAAGCTCCTTAACTAGCTCTTTAGGTAAGGGTTCCCGCCCACGATCTTCAGGAGGCGTGTCGTCTTCGATCTCAATCTCAAACTCGGTGTTGGCGGTTTCTTGCTCAGCCATTTTTAAACTCCTTATGCGCGACTAATACCGCGAGGATCTTCTACAACCCCCTCGACAGAGTCATCGTTAATGATGCGAAATTCCCGACCATGAATCTTCAGGCGTGTGCCTGCATGGGGGCGAACCAATACAAAATCACCGACTTTGCAATACGGCCCTGATGGGAATCGCTTCTCGTCCTTATAAGCATCTGGCCCCATCTTGATGACAAAAAGCACCGTCGTTAGTAATTCTTCGTGGTGCATCGTGACATCGGCTTTAATGAGTCCATTATCAAACTTGTCTTCAATATCTGGGATTGCACACAAGATTCGATAACCTGATGGCTCAGGGAGTTGTCGCGCTTTTTCTTCGGCGGTTTCAGGCAGTACCGTCGCAGAGCCGCTTGTAGACCCTACTAGGAGTTCACTCATCGTCGTCACTCATCCTTTCTAACATATCGGCAAGATACCCTTGCGCTATTGCGATTCCACGCATCACACCGCACTGAAAGCGATAATCTGCGTGGTCCTTTGCCAACCCCTGCGCTAGAACTTCGGCTAAATGCTTCTGTTCGTCGATACAGCGGCTGATCAAATGCCGTAAAACTTTCTCAGACTCCGTCATTCTTTAGTTCCCTTTTTTGTTTCCACAGCTTTAGCGGTTGTCTGCTCCCGTTGTTGCTGCATCGCAGCAATATTCCGAGCTATATCAGCACCAATCCGCGTGCCCTCTATTTCATTGCGAACGGCTTCAACGCCTGCTTGGAACTCCTGCTCCATCTGATCTTTGGCGATCTGGGCACCCAATCGGGCACCATCAATCTCAGACTGGTTCTGAATCCGCATACGCTCGGTCTCGATCTGGGCTGCTTTGAGTTGAGCGTCCATCTGATCTTTAGCGGTTTTGCGTTGCAGTTCTTGAGCTTGAAGCTGAAGTTCTTGTTGCTGCATCTGCACAATTGGATCTTGTGCCTGCTGCTGAGCCTGGGCTTGTTGGGCCATCGCCTGATTAGACTGCAAGAGTTTCTGTGCTCCTGCGGCAGCGAGTCTGGAGATCTCGACCTCCATCTCTTCGGGCAGTTCTTCGTTGGGTGCAGGGTAGGGAACCCCGAGTTTGTCTTCGATGTTTTTACGGTATTGAAAGGCAAAGTGTTGGGCAATATGCGCCATAAATGCAGCACTCATAGCCTGAGCGTTTGGACTCTGACCAAGAACTTGTGCTGTGACTGGATCTTGCAGTGCTGACATATGCACTGTTATGTGTGCGGCGTGATCTTGGTAGATAAACGCCTTGACTGGCTTGCCTTGGAACATGTCCATGTTCTCAGATACAGGGTCAGTCGGTTTCATATCATCTTCCATCGGCACGAGCTTCTCGGCGTTTTTGATACCAAGAACCTCTAACATCTGCCTATGAAGATAAGGTAAGTCATATAACTGGGGGGCTGTTTGAGCCAACTGCATAACCGCTTGGTACTGCACCACCTTTTGGCTCATTGTCGCTGCGTTTGGATCACTGACCGGGATCACATCGACGTTGTCGTAGTCTGATTTCTTAGCCTTGGGGCGACCATCTTCCGGCTCGTAGTCGTAAGACTCAGGCGTGTAATCAGCGATGATGGTTTTTAAGAGCCGGAACTCCTGCTTCATCGCGTAGTGAATCCGCGCCTGAACCGCCGACATCACCTTCAATGTGCGCTCTAGGATCGCTAGCGTTGTCCCAACTGGGGACTGAGCCGACATATCAGAGACTTTAAGATCTGCTGCGGACGCAAATCTCCGACCCTCGTCGATGATCTTGTCCATGAGTGCAGCTAACACCTGCGACGGCTCCTTGTACGGAAGTGGCATGATGTTGTCTTTGAGAGCACCCGAGGCTATGTCCACATCGCGCCATTCAGCCGGAGCAAACGGTGTGTCATC